CTTCCATATTTTCACCTTTTTTGTACTCGAACTTAGCCTTACCTGTACCCATGGTTTTTGGACCTTCTTTTTTGTCCTCTTTGAAACCACCAGTAACTTTGTCCTTGTAAGAAAATTTAGGACCGTGACCAATTCCAGTACCTTTAGGTTTTACTGTCATATTTTTACCCTCTTTCGTTTCAGATTTTTTAACCTTCTTGTGGTCGTATGCTTCTTCCAATGATTCATCCATATCTCCGTCATGAGTTTCGTCCATAGCATCTTCATCATCTTCGCACATCTTGTCGTCCTCGTCCATAGCGTCTTCATCATCTTCGTCCATCATTCCGTGATGAGTTTCGTCCATAGCATCCTCATCATGAGTTTCGTCCATAGCGTCTTCATCATCTTCGTCCATCATTCCGTGATGAGTTTCGTCCATAGCATCTTCGTCATGAGTTTCGTCCATAGCGTCTTCATCATCTTCGTCCATCATTCCGTGATGAGTTTCGTCCATAGCGTCTTCATCATCTTCGTCAAACTGAATTTCATAAACAACTTCTTCCTCCATGGAATTACCCATCTCCTCTGTGTCAAAATCTTTTACGTCCATTAAATCCACTTCATCAGTGTCTTTGTTTGCGAAAATAGCGTCAATGACATCATCGATTGCTTCGGTTTTTTCGTTTCTCATTTCTTTGATTGTTTTTTTCTTTGATTCAGATTCACCAAGCTTCACAAGGTATTCTACATCAGCATCATTGTCCATTAGGTGTACGTTATCACCGTCTTTTTTCACGATGATACCATCTTCTTCACCCATAGCTTTAAAAACCTTAAGAATTTCTTCGTCAGAAGCGTTAGTCAAATCTATTGGAAGTTCTTCAGATTCAACATCGAAATCGATGTCTTCATCTTCAGGATTATCTACAGTCATATCAACTTCTGTATCGCCATCAGGTTTTACATCTGTTTCAATTTCTGCGTCTGCATCAACCTCATCGTCGGATTGTTCCGAAAGAGATTCTTTTACTAACTGATTGATTTCTTCCTTCATTGTAGAAGCAAGTATTCCTTTTGCATTTTCGGCGATAGCTTCTTCAACTTGTTTCATTTGAATGAACGCCTCTTCAACTAGCTTATTTTTTTCTTGCATGAAAATTGTATTAATTTATCTAATAAATAGTATCAAATAAGAAAAAGTTTATTTTTTGATATCACAAAAAACATATATCTCAGTAGTGGGTAATTAATTTCTAATAAATAGTTCCATAAAATAAAAAAAGTGGTCAGAGACCACTTTCATATTATTTTTCGATTACTTCATCGATTTTACTTTCGGATACCGAAGTTATCCTCCATTCGTAAGAAAAACTTTCATATCGCTTAGTGACCTTAGCTTCAACATCGGTTACTGAAAATCCTCTTACTAATTTTTCTTCTCTAATTTTTTTAATTTTTCCTGTATTCTCATCAGCTAATTCGTACTGAATTTTTGCTACAAAATATTTTTCGTCCATAAATAATTATTTTCCTAAATAATCCGTAAGTTTTCTCATTAAATCAATAGATTTGTTAGCGTCTCCACTAATATCCGAAGATTTTATTTTCTTTTCCTCTTCTATGTTTTCTTCGTATTTGTTTCTATCTTCAGGATTATCAAAAAGATAGGCGCCTGGTGTAGATGGCGATGAAACTAAATCAAAACATATCAATTCAAAATCATCTTGAACTTCATTTCTTTCTCCCACTTTTTTTAAAGAACCAACTCCTCTCGAAGATATACCCATTGTTACTCCTTGTCTCATTAGATTTGCTGCAACATCTCCTTTACTCGAAACTATACCTCTTTCATGGAATCCTGGACTTGTCAAAAGTTTCAATTTACCCATGAGAATATTCTTGTCCCACCAAATATCAGTTATAATATGTGATACTCTATCCAAATCAATAAGCGATGATTCGGGGTGGTTCAATTCAGAAGTTGAAAGTCCTTTATCAATTATATTTTTGTATCTATCGGCTTCCCTTTTCAAGATTGGTTCAGGATAAGTTCTTCCATTTCTGTTTGGTACATTGTACTTTTGTAAAACTGCATAAAACTCGAAAGGGTTTCTATAATCTAATTTCGATGATTCTTGAAGAACTTTAGCATTCAATTCATTTTTTGGAGAAATCCAACCTGCATCCATCTCGACTAAAATCCCATGACCTAACTCATGAGCTTCTAATATTCTTAATTCTTTCATTTAATCTTTTCTGATAAATATAATCAAGTGGATTGTTTATTAAGATTGTGGTTTTTTGGTATAATGAAATTCAAAATATTTGTTTTTATCAATGTTGTTCTGATAAATTGATTTCACAATTTTTTTAATTGATTCTTTGGTTTCAAATGATTTGAAATCTAACTCATCGTTTGTGTAGAGATTAATTTCCAAATTGAAAAAAGATTTTTTTCCATATAAGATACCACTAGTTCTTAAGTCTAAGTCAACTATAGTTTCTTGTCTGAATTGATTTGTATTTATTGAATTGAAAACTGTGTGTTTGATTTCTCTATTAAGATTACAAACAATTCTATTCCAATTTTCTAATTCTTCTTTTGGTGTCACCCAAGATTGAATGTTTACGAATATTGATTTGAGATTTTTAGAATCGACTGTACCATATACAGATTTTATTGTGTTGTACAGATTTAGTTTTACGCTCTTGCCTTTTTTCATTAAGTTTCATATTACTATTAGTTTATTTTTTATAAAAATAGTAGTAGTTTTACTTAATGTCAAAAATTTGAACAAATTAAGAATATTTCTAGTATATGATTATTATCGAAATAAAAAACAACGAAAACTTAGAAAGAGCATTAAAGACACTCAAATCCAAAGTAATTAAAACTAAACAAAATCAACTCCTTTTAAAAAAAAAGGAATATACTAAACCTTCCGTTGTAAAAAGAACCGCTAAGTTAAAAGCTATTTTTTTAGAAAGGAAAAAAAAACAATTAGATTGATTCTTCTAATTTTTTCAATTTCAAATAAGTTATTTGGTCAAACTTTTCTTTACTAACTCTTTCCAAAGTTTCGGAGATTCTATCTCTGATTTCTGAGTCATTCTCATTCTTCATAATAGATTTCAATTTCAGGATAGTATTTTCTCTGAGAGATTCAAACTTTGTTTTTAAATTATCTGTGTCCTCAGACAATAGTTGTATGAACTCCTTTTTGGTGTTTTCATCAAAAGATTCCAAATAATTCGAAATTGTTTGATTTGCGATTTTCACCATTGATTTAATTGGAATATTAACAGCTTCAATTATTTTATGACTTTTCTTAGATGTTAAAACTTTAATAATGTTCTTTTTAGATTCGATTCTCTCGTGCAAATCAGTTTTATTTATATAAACTAAATTGTCAATATCTTGGTATCCATTTACAACAGTTCTATCAGAACTTGTATTGATTTTAGTTGTGGATAGAAGTTTCCTAATTAAAAAAATACCTTCGGATAAAAAATCTTTTGCATCATTTTCACTGAAATCTTGCGGGCTACTCAATTGGTCATAAATTGAATATATCTTTGATATATTCTTATTGTTCAGGATGTTCTGTTTAAACTCCTTCAAAGTTTTTTTGAACTCAGTCTCATTCCTATAAGACTCTAACAAGTTGTTTTCTATAACCGATTTTATTTGCCCGAATGTCATCTTGGTATTTTTCCTATAAATATTATGAATTTAATAACTTATCTAACTCTTTTTCAATTTCTCCCAAAGATTCTTGAGCATGTCCTAATTGTAAAACTTTTCTTCCTTCAATCATGTTATTTTCCACTAAAATATTCAAACTATCCATTCTACTTTCAGGAGCTAATTCAGGCTCACCTGCTGGTGGTGTTTCTAGTGTAGGTGCGGCTGGTTCAGGTAAAGCAGCACCGGCTTCAGGTGCAGGTCCAAGTTCCTCAGCACCACCTGGTGTTGTAGATGCACCCACGGAGGATGTTGCTCCGGTCGCACTACCATAAAGTTTGTCAATATTATCAAAGAGACCAGATTTAGTAATTACAGTTGGTGTTGCCTTCAATTCCTCACCTACGGCTCTTTCAATTCTTTGTTGTTGTAAATCAAGTCTGATTTCATCGTCTGACCAACCAAAGATGTGTTTCTTTGCCCATGTAGAAGATGTTGCCTGTATTCCATTTCCTGGGTCAGAAACCAAATCTTTATAAAGTAAGATTTTTTCTTTCCATACTTCCACAGTCAACAGGTCTGCCTGTTTTGATGGGTTTGTAAGTCCTAATGTGAAGTTTGTAAGTTCGTCTTCAAAACCCAACAAAAATAAATGTATTATTGCAATTTTATTTAGTTCTTGCAACATACTTTTTTGGATTCTGTTAATCGTTCTAGCAAAACGAATATCTTGTAATGAAAGATTTTTTCCATCCCCGACAACCTCTTCAAAACCTAAAAACGCTTTTGGTACACGTAAGGCTGTTAATAATTTCTTTTGTATATATTCGATATCGGCAATCTCTGATAAGTTTTGAGCACCCTGTAGTGTATCAATTGGACTTGGTGCAGCTGGGTCTCGGACTGGAACAAAGTAATCTTGGTCTACAGCCATTTGATTGAATCTCATGTCTACATTTCCAGTTTTACTATCTACAATTTGTTCTCTCTTAAACTTATTTGCAACGCGTTGTACGTATGCTTCAACATCATCATCGTTCATATTACCCACAAAAACCTTAAATATTCTTCTTTCAGGGGCTCTTGAAGTTCTATAAATTAACATCGCATCCTCAGAAAGCAAAAGTTGTTTCCATATTCTTCTAGCTTTTTCCAACATTGAAGTTCCATAGGGTAATTTTCTATCATCACCCAATAATCTGAAGTGTGCAATCTCCCAAGATTGGAACTCCATATTTTTGTTTTTCCATGTGAAATGAAGAGCCTTTTTCTGACTGTCTAATTCTTTTGTAATGTCAATAGAAATTTTTTGACTCACCCCAACCTCATGTCTTTCTATTTCGATTGTTGGTAATTGTTGACAACCAACAACACCTTTCTCAGGGTCCAATTTCAGATAAACAAAGTTATCACCATACTTACATGTATTTCTTGTCCACATAGGTAAGTTAGTGTTGATATCCAAGTTGTTGTTAAATAAATCAGCTAAAACACCTTTGATTCTTTTTGACTCGGAATATATTTGTAAAATGAAACCATCCTCATTTGTGGTTGTACATTCCTCAGCGTAAATGTCCAAGGCTGCAGATATTTCAGGAGTGTATTCCATTGACTCATAATCGTATTGAGCCGACAACCTTGATGGTTCATAATAAATGGCTTGTGAGTATAAATTATTTTCAACCTTTGCCCATTGATTTGTAAGATAATAAGTTTGTTGTGCCTGAAGTTTTTCAGACTCATATTCTTGTTTACTTTTTGTTCTTAATAATTCTTTTTTATCAAACTTGAATGTTGGATAATCTTGATTTAATAAAGAATTAGGACCAAAAGTTTGGGATAGTCGTTGCCAAACCGTTAAATTTTGATTTTCTGCCATGATACAATTTAACCATTTACGTCAATAATATAAATAGTTATTTTGCACCGAATAACCACCCATAGGTTTTATAATCTTGACGTGACGCACCATTCTGATAGGAGTTTTGTCTTCCCATCTGTGGGACCATTGGGTTAAAAAAGTTTGAACTATTTTTGTTTTCATTGATGGACGTTGCCCATGAGTTCAACATAGCTTTTGTATGGTTCACATTCTTCTGTATGGATTGGAAAGATTTCTCTCCGACGTATATAGCCATGGAAATTGCCATGATACAATCATCGTGTTGTCCCTTTTGGTGGTCAGGTCTTCCATTAAGGTAAATGAATGTATTCATCTCATTATAAGTTCTGTGAGAATATATTTTGAAATCGTGTCTAATTGCTTCTTCAAAAGCAGCAATTATTTGAACTCTTTTAGTATTGAAATTGATACCAGGTATTTTATCCTGTATTTTGGGGTCCCATTTCCATTTCTTATTTGGGTCTAAATTATCTACATACAATCCATGTTCATAGTTCATTTCTTGTAACTTTCTCGCGGTTGAAACACCCATACCTCCCGTGATATCTATAACTCCATAGGCGTTATACATAGAACCCCATTTATACCCAATCTCCGCCAATACATCAGGTGGAATCTTCCCAACATACTCCAAGACTTGTTCTCTTTCATCAAAATCAATTATTTGTATACTAGAATAATCTTCTGAATCTCCTCTCGATACGTCAAGTCCCATAATATATTTGTGACCTCCAACAGGTTCTTTGAAAATCCAAAGCGCAGAACCCATAAGTTTGGCTTGTGGTTCTCTTAATTGGTTTTTGGAAATTTTCTGCATAATATCCGGCTCAAAAACATTGTCTCCTGAACCAAGAAAATTACATTCTAATTCTTGTGCTACTTTTCTTTTATCAAACTTCAATTTTTTTACCATTCCTTCGAACCAAGAGGAGCAAGGTTTGTATCCTTGTTCAATATATTTTTTTAATTCACTATGGTCTCTATCGTATGGATTATCAATAGATAAATCAACAACAATGTCTTTGGGATAATCTTCTCTATTGAGAAGATAATGAACTAAATCATTTGTTTTGACCATGTAAAGGTCTTTCGTATATCTTGGGTCTCTATACCAAAACATCTGAGAGATTTTAAATTCATTCATCCCTCTAAGAGCTTGATTGTAGATATCATAATAAATTGCATCATAGCCGTTTGGTGTGGAAATAACAATAACTTTACCACCTGTGGAAAGTGAGGCCATACACGCTGACCAAAAGTCATCATCCCCCTCTATGAATGCCGCCTCGTCAAAAATAAGAATCGTAGGTGTATAACCTCTCAAGGCATCTTTAGAAGTTGCTACTGCTTTTACTTCACAATCATTCGTGAGTTTGAAATGTCTTTGTGAGTTTTTTTCTTGTGAAAAACCAACACCAACCCATGCTGGCCATTGTTCTGTGAAACTTCTAACTTTATTAGCGAACTCAACTGATGTATCAAGTTTGTTCGCAATTATTAATATTTTTTCAGGTTTTTGTTTTTTGGCAAAAACTAATTTTTTCGAAGCCCAAGCTGCGGTAACTGTAGAAACACCAGCCTGTCTATATTTTAATGCAATATTTTCATTGAAAGAATCGTAATCTTCAATCAAAGATATTTGGTCTGGAAATAAATCTAAAGGGACGTATTTGGAAACTGTGTTGTCGTAGGTTTGTAAATACGTACGAAGTGCATAAGGAGTGTTCCTCATACACTTGGTACCTTCGATAATTACTTGTTCTTTAGTCACAAAAAGTTATTTGGGTCTCGAAATTCCCAAACTCGATAAGAAGTCGTCCATATCATCTTCATCATCTTCTGAACCGCCAGAACTTTCATAATCTCTCTTGAGTTCCATGGCTTCCTTCATTATTTCTTTGAACTTAGATGTCGCTCTCTGAATCTTTTGTTGGTCTTCAGAAATTGCATTACCTATAAGTTCCAAAAATTCTTGAGCAGGAATTTGGTAGAGTTGTATTTCAAACCAGTTTATCAAACCTTTATTACTTGAGTCGAACATCTCATCAGGTAAAGCAAACCTAATCTTTTCAACTATTTCAGGCCCGAGTCTAAGTTGCATCGGTTCATTTGAAAGAATATCAACTTGAGATTTTACTTTTTCTCTCATCGAAGGGTCTTGTGGAAGACCAAATCTAGCATTGGCAGCTTTCACACCTTTGATAATTTCGTGTGTCAAAATTGGGAATATTAACCCTTCAGCAACAATTTTAGTGTCTGGTTTTTCTTCACCTCCACCTTCATCGTCATCTTCTCCATCGGCGTCTTGTAATTCTACTTTTCCAGCAACACCATTTCCTGTGGCACTCATTTGTTCAATCATCTGTTCCATACTGAAATAAAGGAAGTCATTAATTGCCATGATTCCTAAATAAGCCGGATAGAGTTTAGCATTAATACTATCCAATTCTCTCTTTATATCAGGTTTTTGAAAAAGATAATGTCCTTTTTTTGCAGCACCTTGAACAATCGCATTTATAAGATTTCTTTTATGTTTCTCTAATTCTAATTCTTCTTGAGGAGTTAAATCTTCGATGTCAAAACTCGGAAGTTGCATTTCCTTTTCGTCCTCTTCTTCGTCTTCTTCTTCGTCACCTTCTTCATCAGGTTCATATCTGAAATTAGAAACGTCTATCGGTTCTCTGTTTAACGAAGCTTCAATTTGATACCAATCTTCAGGTACCTCAGTTTCGTCTAAAGCCGCTTTCACAGCTAATTGTTCAAGTTCCTCTCTGTGTCTTGCTTCAATTTGAATAATCATAGGGACTTTATTCATTTCCTCCCTATATATTCTCTGAATAATATTCGGAGTCATTCTTTCGAGTCCACGAGCTTGTCTCAGTTTATCAACCACTTTCTTAAATCTACTCATAGCAATTCTTTGCACGTCTTGTTCTTTTTTCTTAAAAGCAGGATTTTGAGCGTACAAATTTTCAGGACTTCCTAATTTTCTTTCGAGATTAGGGTCCATTCTTTCGGGGTAGTTACCGTAGTCTAATTGTTCTTTTAACTTATTTGCCATGTTTAAGTAATGAAGTTATTGATTTAATTACTTTGTCTTTAGCTTCTTCAGGTGAGATGTCTTGTTTGCCTGCTCTAGGAGCTTCTTTTTCACCTGGATGAGGATTTTTACCTGGTCTAATTTTCGGTTTGGTGGGACCAGGTCTTTCTTTCGTACCAGGTTTTTCTTTTGGTTTTGTGGGTGCAGTAGCAGGACCTTGTTCTTCAAGATATTTCATCAAGTCCCCTTTTGTAATTCTTGGAGGTAAGTTTCTTTCTACTATTTTCATAATCTCGTTTTCTAAAAATAAAGATACCGGATTTTTTCCTTCCTTCAAAGATTTTTTAACGTCTTTGACACATCTTTCATACTTGTTCATTTCTTTAGCGTTCCACTGACTTCTTTCCCTACTTCCAAATTCTTTACCCAACTGTGCGGTACATATTGCCCAAGGATTTTGTTCTTTTTTCTTTGATTCTGTAATTCCTACAGAGCCTAAGTTTTTGTTTTTTGGATTCGTATCATCATCCTCACCATCATTGGTCTCGTCACTTTGGTCCTCTGGCGGTTTTTGACCCGTAATTTTCTGAGTCAAATCCTGTTGAACTAAGTCTGTATCATCATCTTCTTTAACATCACCCTTTTTTTCGTAAACTTCAAATGGTTTTTTTTCCGCTTTGAGTTTCTGTATTGTACTTGAATCTCCTGCGGAAACCATCGTGACTTCACTAACCAATTTTTTGTGAAGTACGTTAATTTGAGATTCAGTAAGTTTTGATACAGTCTTGGCTGATAATCCCTTTTCAATTAATTGGTAAGCTTTAATGTTAGTTTTCATAAACTACTTTCTTTTCAAATTCCAAAATCAAATCTCTTTCATAGAGTTTGTTTTTTATTTCCTGTTCACTCTGTCCAAATCTAAAAACCAATCTTTTCTTTCCCATTACTTCGTCAGGTTCCCAGGCTAATGCAACCACATTATCGATTGCATCTATCATACAAAAAAAATCGGAGTTCTGAATCAAATCTAATTTTACATCAGTATTTCTTAGAACTCCTACCTTTTTGATATATTTTAATTCGGGTGGAAGAGGATAACCATTTGATGGTCTATTTTCCCACGACTCCCCCCAAACATCTTCAACATCATCAGAAAATATGAATTCGTATAAATTGTCACCTTTGTAGTCAGGTCCTAATCCATTGACGAATATCAGATAACTCATACTAATAATCCTTCAGGTGAAATCTTTGTTTGTTTACCTTTTGATTCGAAAATTAAATTGTTCTTATTTGTTTTTCCGATAAATCTTGAGTTAATATTTTCTTCTAAAAACTTCTGAGAAGCTTCTTTTTGTTCATTAGTTTCAGACATTTCGGAAACTAATTTCATAATTTTTTCGATATCTCCCTTTCTTTCTTTGATTCTTTTTTGGTTTTTTTCTTGTCTTTCCAAGATTTCTCTTTTTGTAAGTTCAAAATATTTCGAAATTACTTTATCTACTTTTGACTCACCAAAAATACCGTCCATGATTGCCCCCATTCCGAAATCCATTTCTCCCATTTCTTTACCTTCAGGAGCTGTCATATCAGGAAGTGGTTCAGCTTCAGGTGCCATTTGTTCTTCACCACCCAAATCAGGTAATTCATCTCCTTCTTCTCTTCCCTCAGCATCTTCGAACTTTGATAAGATATCCTCTTTATCTTCATCACTTAAACTTCCTAAATCTAAAGATGAAAGAACCATATTAATCACATATTTAATATCTTCAGAAGTCATTCCGTCTTTAGCTTCCAATGCTCTAACTTTCTGAGTCAATTTTCCAGTAAGTTTTTGAATTGATTTGAAGGTTACTTCTTCTTCGTCTTTTTCCATTTCTTCTCCCGCAGGCATTTCTGTACCCATATCCATAGGTTCAGAATCTGCTGGAGGTAAATCCGCCATAGGAGCTTCTTCACCACCCGTAGGTGCTGCTTCAGGTGAAGGAGGAAGTTCTGGTGAAGGAACCGCTGGTGGAGCTACAGGAGCTTCAGCCTCAGGGGCATCTTCAACAGGTTTTGGAGTTTTGAGAACAAACTTTTTTTGTTCACCGAAAAGAGCAACCCCCTCTTCATTTTCCACTAATCTGTTTATTTCTTTTGCTAAAAGATTCAATCTTTTGAAAGCCTGAGAATACGATGAATAATATTTTCTATTTTTCATCGGCTCAATATAATCTGTTTCAGATTCGGAAATTGTTTTCTTGATAATATAACCTTGTCTCTCTTTTACAATATGGTAATCACTACCATCTGCCATTACAATTTTGTATTCAGATTTAGACGTTTCGTTTATATTAGAGGGTAGCGACTCGTTGAAACGAGCGATTTCCATAATTCTTTTTAATTTTTCTTGGCCTTGAAGTTTTTCACTTCCGAGTGGTTTTAAGTCTGCCATAGTTATGTTAGTTTTTTTTTTAATTATTTAATCCATTGAATCCACCTAAAGTGATTGCGTTTAATTGTGCAACTGGTCGTCCATCGGCATCAGTAAAGATTGGATGTGGTGCATAGGCTCCACTAAAATCAGCACTACCACCACTAAAATTACCTAATATAGCCAGAGAATATTCGTATTGTTGGTCTGCACTTACTCCTGTAAAAGGATACTGTGATGGAGTTGGAGTAGGGGTAGTTGTTGGTGTAGGCGTTTGGGTTGTAGTGGGTGAAGGCGTTACTCCTCCAGTACCCGTTTGGGTTGTAGTAGGTGTAGGCGTTACTGCCGCAGTACCAGTTTGGGTGTTAGTCGGAGTTATAGTCGGAGTTATAGTTGGTGTTGGTGTTGCCATCTAATTTTTCTTTATAAATATACCACCGAGCCAAATAATTTAAATTACCAAATAAGATATTACTCCTTCTTGAAGTTTTTGTTCTATGGATAATTCTTTGTCGGTGAGTTTGTTGAGTGAATCGAAAAGTTTTTCAATATGTCCTGACCTACGCAAATATTTGAAAACTAAGTTCTCATAGGACAATTCACCCTCTTTTTCCAATCCGCATTGTCTATATTCTTTCAATTTGTCCTTGAGTTTTTCTATTGTTTCAATCTTTTCTTCCTTTACGGCTTTATCAATTTTTTCTGTCCAATTGGAAATTTTATTTTTCAAAATCTCTTCGTCGATTTCTGCTTTCAATTTCTTTGGTTTACTCAACCACTCATTATTCATTACTGAATATAAACCTGAGCTTACGTGTAACTCGTCTATATCCTGAGCATAAAGTTCAACATAATAACCAAAAATCTTTATGTCATGTTTTTCATTAAACACTTGTTTTTTAAGATTATATAATTCTTTATATAAATCGGCTTCTTTCTCATATTGTTGTAAATCAACAAGGATGTGCAAATCGAAGTCCGAGAACTCTGACCAATTGAAGTTTGCTAGTGAACCTGTCAATACGATGTCTTCTACAAAAACATCTTCACCTAAGAAATCGATGAACTTTTCCGCTATTTTCAACAAAGCTTGTCTGACTTTGGGAATCATTACTGCATCGTTGGGTTCCTCAGGGTTTTCCCAAACTTTCGGATTCAAAGTCGATTTGATTGTGAAACTATCTAAAATCTTTTGTAGATTACTCATTTGTAATAAATACTTGAACCTTTATAGTTTTTTGTATTTATATTTCTTTGCAATTTCAGTAGTAAAAAACTTTCCTTGAGAATCGGCTTTTCTGAACTTGGTATATTCCATATGTGGAACATCACTGTATTGATATTTCATACCGTTATTAAACTCAACAACCAAATTTTTGGTATCAGTATCATATTCCGTTTTTTTAATGTTTGAGGATTTGATTTCGTTAATAATTTTAGAACCTTGTATTTCTTCACGGATGATAGCCATAATTGTAATTTTTATAAACTAATATTATAATCAGTCAATACAATTATAAATAGAAAACCCCCGTCAAGAGGACGAGGGTTATTACAGAAAAAATTAACAACATTACAGAAGACTAATTCTTTTCTTTTCTTGTTTTTTGAAATTGGGAACAAATACTGTGAGTATTCCGTCTTCAACAGTCGCCTCAATTTGTGAAGGGTCATAATTTGTACCAATCTTGAATTGTTTGTCGATTACTTTTGTTTTTTCTTTTCCATCGATTTTATAAGTTCTTTTACCATCAATGTGAAGAACTCCATCTTCCATTTCAACCTTCAGATTGGTTTTGTTGTACCCTGGAACCTCAAAAAACAAATAAGCACCATCTTTAGTGTTATTAATCTCATAATTTTCATCACCATCTGACTTACTGATGACTGAGGTTTTGTAGTGATAATTTGAATTGTTTCCGATAATGTCTTCGAAAAGTCTGCTAATTTCACTGTTAGATAAAATCATAGTTTGTTATTTTTTAAAGTTTATTATTTTTATACTTATGAGTCAAATAAAATGCCAGTGATATAATTAAGACATCATGACATACAAAAAAAATATTTATGACAATTTGTCAAATTATTTGTTTATGTATTGTTTTTGATACATCTTTGTGAAAAATAAATACTATGCACGAACTTATGGATGACGATGAAAAAATGATGAGCAAGAAGCAAAAACCAAGCTCAGACAGTTCTACACCTGTATTAGATAATTTTAGTAGAGACCTCAACAAACTCGCTGATGAAGATAAACTCGACCCTGTAATTGGTAGAGATAGGGAGATTCTCAGAATCGCACAGATTCTATCTCGTAGAAAGAAGAATAATCCTATTATCATCGGTGAACCTGGTTGTGGTAAAACCGCAATTATTGAAGGACTCGCAATGAAGATTGTCAGAGGTAATTGCCCAAGAAACCTAATTGACAAACGTATCGTAAATCTCGATTTGACCTCAGTGGTTGCGGGTACAAAATACCGTGGTCAATTTGAAGAAAGAATGAAGGTCATAATTGAAGAACTCCAAGCTAACCCGAATATTATCGTTTTCATTGATGAGATTCACACTCTTGTCGGTTCAGGTAATTCAGCTGGTTCAATGGATGGTTCTAATATTTTTAAACCAGCTTTATCCCGTGGTGAAATTCAAGTCATTGGAGCAACCACTCTCGATGAATTCCGTAAGAATATTGAAAAAGATGGAGCTCTTGAACGTAGATTCCAAAAAGTGATTGTTGAACCTTCAAGTGTTATAGAGACGATTACAATTCTCAAAAATATCAGAGACAAATATGAAACTTTCCATAAAGTATCATATTCAGACGAGATAATCGAAACTTGTGTAAAATTAGCTGACCGCTATATCACAGATAGAGAGTTTCCTGATAAAGCTTTTGATATTTTAGATGAGGTAGGAGCACGTATGCAAACTGAAATAAAGGTTCCTGAAGCAATTGAAGAACTTAAAAAGAAAGCAGCTGAAATTAAACAAATGAAAATGGATGTCGTAAAAAAACAGAATTACGAACAAGCAGCAGAACTAAGGGATAGAGAAAAAAAGATTCTTACCAAACTTGACCATGAGAAAACCAAGTTTGAAGAACAACTCATCAAAGACAAACAAAAAATATCCCTCGATGATGTCTATGATGTGGTATCTAATATGACAAAAATACCTGTTAACAAAATGTCTGTTGATGACACTAAAACTCTTATCAATTTGGATAAGACTTTAATGGAAAAAGTCATAGGTCAAGACGAAGTAATTAAGAAAGTAGTCAAGTCTATCAAGAGAAATAGATTAGGTATCAAAGACCCTAACAGACCAATTGGTTCATTTGTATTTTTAGGTTCTACAGGTGTAGGTAAAACTCACTTCGCTAAACAACTTGCTAAAGAAATGTTTGGCACCGAAGATTCACTTATTCGTGTTGATATGAGTGAGTATCAAGAAAAGCACACCATATCAAAATTGGTTGGAGCACCCCCTGGTTACGTTGGATATGATGAAGGTGGTCAGTTGACAGAAAAGGTAAAAAACAAGCCATACTCTGTGATTCTTTTCGATGAGGTTGAAAAAGCGCATAAAGATGTTTTTACTGTTCTTCTTCAGATTTTGGATGATGGACACGTTACCGATAGTTTGGGTAGAAAAATCAATTTCAAAAACACCCTCATCATTTTAACATCCAACTTGGGTGTTAAGAAATTACAAGATTTCGGAACAGGTATTGGATTCAGTAGTAATACATATTCAAACGAGGAAGCTAAAAAACAAATGTTAGTCAAGGAGATGAAGAACTTCTTTAGTCCCGAGTTTATCAATCGAATAGACGATACAGTTATTTTCAATACTTTGACCTCAGAAAATATCAAACAAATCACGAAGATTGAGTTGAATAAACTTGTAAGTAGACTGAGTGAAATGAAATACAATTTCATCTACGATGATACTTTGGTAGAGTTTCTATCTAAAGCAGGTTTTGATGAGTTATACGGCGCAAGACCTCTAAAAAGAGCAATACAAGATAAAGTCGAGGATTTGATTTCCGAGGAGGTCCTCACCGGTAAATTAGTAGAAAACAAAACCTACGAAATTAAAGTAGATGGAGAAAATCTAAAAATTCAGAAAAAAGGGAGATAATCCCTTTTTTTTGTATTTATTAGTATGAAACCCTTAATCTCGGTTCTTAAAGAAACTGTTATTGAAAAATCAAATTTGGACGATGTTTTAGAAATGTTTAAAAAAAATCTTCGACCAGAGTTTAAATACGTGACAGAAAGAATTGAAAATTTTGTAAGAGGGTTTATTCAGAAAAGAGGTTATAATGTAAAATTTCTAAACGCATGTACGTCTTATGCTGGCGTGAGGACTAAAGATACAATTATAATTTGTTCTCCAAATAAGATGATGACTCTTGGTGATTTTCTTTACACAATATTCCACGAGATACGTCACGAACAACAAATATCCACCATTAAGATGCCAAACCCTTTATCAGATATGGATTTGGATGATTTCGAAAATCTATATAAACAGTATTGGGAAATGGAATTAGATGCCGACCAATACGCAAAAAACATGTTAGTGAAAATAGCAGAAAAATTAGGGTTGACAAGAGACGAAGCTAAATCAATTTTAAAATTATCGGGAAATATAGAAGAGTATCCTCAGAGGTCGGATATGACAAGAAAACAAATCAGAGGAATAATTGATAACATCAAACAAATGAGAGCTTCAGGTCAAAAATATGAGGACATTAAAGACCATCCTTTCATCAAAATGCACTTAAGTAAATTAGAGAGATTTATTTAGAATACAAACTTAATTTGGTTGTGTACCTTTCTCTGTTTGTAATATAATTTATTTCCCAATTTTTCAATCATTTCTTTTCCAATTTTAATTCCATTCAGTACATCTTCAACCACAACATATTCTTCTTTGGTGTGATAGTCATAGTAACCGATTGAAAAATTGATACAAGAAAAATCGAATTTACTTCTCAACGCATAGACATCTGTATACGGATGGGTCATATACTCCATATCTTCATTTACCATTTGTTTTTTGAAGACCTTATCAATAGTTTCGAAAAAGGTGCTTTTTCTATCAAACAGAGGTTGTCCTGAACAAGTTTCAGTAATCATCCAATTTTCAGGAGCGTCAAACTGAATACCATAACCGACGTTATCAAAAAACTTTGTGTCTGATTGCCTTGAGCCGTGACAACCAGTTTCTTCGGAAACAAAAAACGCCGCTTTCAAATTGTCCATCTCTTTAAGAAGAGTTAAACATGCAAAAACACCAGCCTTGTCATCACCACCAATACCAGTAGGATTTCCAAAATCATTGTAGGCTTTATATGCCAACTTAATTTGACCTTGAGCATTTGGTCGATATTCCTCACGAATATTAATTTTGTCAATATTGTGTACAGTATCAGTATGAGATATAACACATGGATAATAGAAATCTTCAGTCAACATACCTGTGGTTTTTGTTGCATAAACATTACCGTGAGAATCTTCATAATAATCAATATTATTTTTTTCTAACCACTCACAAATGAACATAATCATCAAAGTTTCATTATAGGTTTTGGTGGGCACACTTAAGACGTTCTTTAGAAGTTGTGTATCTATTTTCATCTTGCAAATATATTACAAATTATATAATTCCCCAAATTGAAATAACTCGGGCTGATACAAAAGATTATAAAAATTTTGTTCACTGAGTTTGACCTCTTTTTTTTTCAGACCTTTCCTGATGGAAACAATTATCTTATTTGTTTCAGGTTCTAATTTTTCAATTTTAACATCTGTTAGTTTGGATTTGTCTTTGGGTAAAGGGAACCACTCACCAATTTCAAATTTCGATGATATGCGTTTTACCATTTTAAAGTATTCTTCTAAATTAGGAAACTTGTCAGAGTCATAGATTTCATCGATGAGATTATCTAAGTCTATTGATACTTGATTGTTGAATCCTTCTTTATCAAAATTTTTATCGTCACTGAGCTCCCAAATGTTTTCAGACCACCTACCCATATCATAATCTAAACCTTGAAATGCCATCTCCACCAATTTTTTTGGTGGTAAGTCGAGTGAACCCAACTTCGCATACAATCCGAATAAATTAACCGCAGTAGTTATAATTGATTCATCAACTAAACGAAAGTCCAAATCTTCTCCGAAGTTAGCTAACTCATCATTAATCATTTTTTCTGCTGAAATTTGCATTTCATCATTCCTTTCACTTGCATACTCCCTGACAATTTTATCAAAAACTTTTGGGAAAAGATTTTTTAGTTTTTTCGAAAATTGCTCTCTTGACCTACCATCCTCTACATCAAATTCAGCAGAATGTATAATTTTTCCTATTTGTTCTAACTTCTCTTCATTATCAATATCAAAGTAATACCAAGGACCATATCCTTGAATAAAATCATCCTCTGAAGTATATCTATCATAAACTTCCGAATTATTATATGGATTCATAATCTGAAGATAAAAGGATATATCATCTTGGTTCAATCCTATTGTTTTTAAAAAATCTTCGTCATCATCAAATTTAATTTTTAATTCACTTTGAGCAGGCGACGCAGGATTATATTTTTTGACTTCTATTGATGGGTCCGAGCTTTCGAGTTCAAGAATATCAATCTTGCCTCTCATAAACTCGCGTAGCTTCTTTACAAAGAATAATGACATAACTTTTATAAATACTTTTTCATCTTTATTTTCATCCCATTAAAAAAAACACACACATCAAGAGACATATCAAGAGGATTCAATATTTGAAATGTTCAAACCGAACCTTCATAATCGGTTCTATTGGTAATTTTGGTTTTTTGTGAATTATTTATATATTTGTACTTTGTTATTTGAAATTATGGGGAAGTAAAGGCATCGATTGGCGTGTTTAGATATAGGTGGCACGTAGGAGCTGAATTAACTCCTCAAAAACTGATTTGAAAAAAAAATGACAATACTTTGTCAAAAATGGCTCTTCTTGGCTTAATTGTTGAGGAAGCTGTTGTCGAAGCTTAGTAGTTTTGACAACGTCGGGTCGGTAAGGACACGTAACCTAGGAACAGAAGTCCATGAGGTTTGACAAATACCACGTGATTAAGTTCAGAAAATTTGTCAGGAGGTGTTTTCGGTTCAATCCGATTTAATAGGAACCGACCACAGTTGTGAGTTCTGATGGAAAAATAAGAACTTTCTATTTGTTGATTGAGAACCAATCAAATAAACGTGTAGTCACTTATAGTTATCGCGAACAAGACACGGGTTCGACTCCCGTCTTCTCCACCGTAGACTTTTTTATTTAGAAAGGGGTACCTCAGGTATCCCTTTTTAATTTGACTTGTTAAAGATTTATTAATATATTTTGACAGGCTTTGGGTGATTCAGGTATAGTTATGAATAGAGGTTTTTTTATGAAGTCTTATTATCGACAATTCAATTTCGAGAATACAATTCCCGTTGGCGCACTGCTTTCGGGATTTTTTATTTATAAACCAATAAACAAAAACAACATGAAAAAAACAATCATGATGTCACTTTTATCCTTATTCGTGACTCTCGCATCTTTCGGGCAAATTACAACTTCTGCCCTGTCTGGTGTCGTGAAAAATGAAAAAGGAGATGCTCTAGCGGGAGCGTCAGTACACGTAGTTCACCAACCAACTGGTTCTGAATATCGTGCTACTACAAACAAAGTGGGTTCATTTACCCTTCCTGCTGTGCGTCCTGGTGGTCCTTATGTGGTTCACGTTTCAAACGTGGGTTACAAAATGCAAGAACTTACCGATATTAACACAAACCTTGGTATCACAACTACCTTGAATATTGTGTTGATTGAAGATGCTAAGGTCTTGTCTGAGGTAGTTGTAAGTACAAACAGAAACAACGTCTTCAGTAAGGACAGAACAGGTTCGTCACAACAGTTTGGAAGAAGAGAACTTACCTCTGTTCCCATTACTGGTGCAAGAACAATTGACGGAATCACCAAGTACAACCCGATGGGTGACGGTCGTTCATTCGGAGCTGCTGATAGCAGACTGAACAACTTCACTATCGACGGTTCTCAGTTCAACAATGGTTTCGGTCTTGGTTCTTCAGCTCAGGCTGGTGGTAGAACTGGTTCAACAGCAATCTCTTTGGATGCGATTGACCAACTTCAAATCAACGTCGCTCCATTTGACATTCGTCAGAGTGGTTTCGTTGGTGCTGGTATCAATGCTGTAACAAGAAGTGGTACCAACAAAGTTGAAGGTTCTTATTATCAGTTTAACAGAGACAACCAACGTTATGTTGGTAACAACGCAAAAGGAACAACTGTAACGGCTTCCAAGTTTCAGGAAACAACAAGAGGTTTCAGATTGGGTGCTCCAATTATCAAAAACAAGTTATTCATTTTTGGTAACTACGAGACACTTGAAAAGACTGAACCTGGTACAACTTGGATTTCACAAGGGTCTCCTTTGGCTGGTTCTCAAATCTCAAGAGTTTTGTATTCTGATATGAAAACTCTTTCTGATTTCATGAGAACAAATTTTAATTATGAGACGGGTCCTTGGGAAGGGTACAACAACTCAAACAAGTCTGAGAAATTTCTCGTGAGAGCAGACTGGAACATCAACGACAAACACAAATTGACAGCTCGTTATGTGTGGCACAACTCTGATGCGGAAATCAACATTTCCAATTCTCAGTCAGCGGGTGCTGGTAACAGAACCACACAATTCAACGCTATGTCATTTAAGAACAGTGGTTACATCATCATGGATAACACCCGTTCAAGTGTATTGGAGTTGAACTCAAAGTTCTCTAACACTCTCCACAACAATTTGATTGTCGGTTATGACAAACAAATCGAAAACAGAGCATATCTTTCAAAAGTTTTCCCAACTATTGATATCATGAATGGTACAGCAACTTACACTTCAGTAGGTTTCGACCCATTCACTCCAAGTAACAAGTTGGACTACAACACTTTCCACATCACAAACAACTTGACCAAGTTTTTGGACAAACATACAGTTGTGGCTGGTGTTAATTTTGAAAAATATCGTTCTAATAACTTATTCTATCCCGCTTCGAACGGTGTGTATATCTTCAATTCTCTTGCAGATTTTTACACAGCAGCTAATCAATCATTAACAAACGGTGGTAGACCTTCAACTCTTGCTCCTGCAAGATTCCAACTTCGCTATTCAGCACTTCCTGGTGGAATCGAACCATTGCAAGTTTTGAAAACTTCTCGTCTTGACCTTTATGTTCAGGATGAGTATCAGTACAACGCTAACTTGAAACTTACTGGTGGTTTGAGAGTAGCGGTCATTGGATTTGAAAACACTGCACTCGAAAACAAAGCTGTCACAGCAATGACTTTCGCTGGTGGTGAGAAATTCAACACAAGTGTATTACCAAAAACTCAGGTTCTTTTTGAACCAAGATTTGGTTTCAACTACAATCACAAAGGTCAGAATGATTTACAAGTAAGAGGTGGTTCAGGTGTATTCACAGGAAGACCTCCTTATGTATTCGTATCTAATCAAGTGGGTAATAATGGTGTTTTGACAGGATTTATTGATGTATCAGGTGCGGCAGCTGCAAACTACGGTTTCACAGCTAACCCCAACCAATACTTTATCCCTTCTACACCAACGCTTCCTTCTACTTTTGATTTAGCTTTTACTGACCCTAATTACAAGTTCCCTCAAGTGTGGAAATCCAATCTTGCTGCAGACAAGAAGTTACCATACGGATTTATCGGAACTGTGGAGCTTATGTACAACAGATTTGTAAACGCAGTTCATTACTACAACGCTAACTTGGATGTTCCTGTGGGAGTATTCAATGGTCCTGACAAAAGACCCGTATTCGCAAGAAACGACGCTGGCGTAAGAGTAAATGACAACGTATCAATGGGTGCAGTTTTAACAAACAGAAACGGAGCATTCAACACATCCGCAACTGTGGAGTTAAAATACCCTGTACAGAAAGGTCTTTGGGGTTCACTCGCTTGGACTACATCACTTTCAAAAGATTACATGAGTGCTGGTTCAATTGCTTCAGGTT